CGAATGAACGATTTGATTTATGTGTGTCGAAGAGCACAGTGTGTTGCCCATCGACCTTACCATAAGCAGCCCCTAGAACGGCGTTTAGACCGGGAACAAGCTGCTTTGCGATATTACCTCTGTTAATAGCCATTGGTTAAATTCCTATCCTTACAGCGTGATGTTCGGGTTGAAAATGACTTCGACAACAGTTGCGTCTGCGTCTGTATCCCATCCCGGGTATAGCACCGGACCTACAACACGGAACATTGCGGCGGCTGCCGAAACGTCTGTGCCTGTTACGTCTAGTTCTGCTAGTGATTGACCATTTAATGTTGATCCTGTGCCTTGTGCCGAGCACTTCGCGTAGTCACCGCTTTGGAGCAGTGTGCTACCGCTTGAAGTACGAGCAATAATGGCATATGTTTGGTTCTTGTCATCGTTAATCATGGCAAGAGGTTGTGTGTAGCCTTCTACCATACCATCCGCTGCACCAACTGAGGTACCTGAGGGGAAGTATGAAGAATGCTTAAGGCCGAGTGTCTGAGAAGAGTATAGGCAACCCATAAACACACCGTCCGGTACGCCACCATTGGGGCATACAGAAACGGTCCCTGAACCAATACGAACCGGATCACCTTTGAAGATGTTTTCCGCTTGTCCGTTCGCGATAGGGTAAGTGTTGAAACCTGTTGAGTTGTAGTTTCCGCCACGCTTACGCAGAGGAGTAAGGCCCTTTTTCACATAGTTCGTTACTGATGTAACCATTAGTCTTGTTTCCTCTTATTCCCTAGTTTCCTAAGGATTGTAAAAGCCCTGCACCATGCAAAGCTTAATCGTCTTCGGCAGTTGCGCCGAATTCAGCGGGTTTACGACCCGTAGTCGCCTTACTTTTTGATTCGTTAATGATAGGCATTTCACGAGAAGAAGTTCTTTGAAGTTGAAGGTTGATTGCTCTTTCAGTTTCAATCGCCTTGTTTTCGTAGTATTCTTTACGTGCTCTAGCCTTTCCTACGGGAATTTTGCCTAGGGCGAGGTCGCCTTGAACAATAACTCCTTCGACACGGCCATCATGACCGATTTCAAACATATTAGTGAAACCTTCTGGAAGTTCGTCCGCTGTGACTAATTGCCAACCTTCACGCTGCTTGTTAATCAAGTTCTCTGTGTCAGGTCTACCTTCAATCTTAAAGCGAATCCACCTTAGAACCATTCCTTCTTCTTTGTAATAGTCTACCAGATACGGATCAAGTTCCGTGTCATTCGGTGGGATATACACTTCCACTTTTTCGTTTCTTTCGCGCTCTGCGCCTGCTCTTGTTGTACGAGCCATTGTTTGATTCTCCTATATTCTACACATTGTGTGGACGTTGCGCAACTAGTATGCGATTTCTGTCCAACCACCTTCGGTTTTTTCGTACTGTTGAAGGTTCTTCACATACTGCTGAGGTGTGATTCCTAGCTCGTCGATACGTTGCTTATCATCGGCAGTTAGGCGATATGTTTTCTTTCCCGGGCGAGTGCGGACAACAGGGTGACCCCTAGGATTTCCGCCAACTACAGGGGCATTCTGACTCTTTTGCGCAGGGGCAGATTCCTTAGTAGATTCTTGTGTTTGTCCCGCAGGGAATCTGCGTTCAATCTCTTCGTCAATTTGGTCGAAGAAATCAGGATCATTAGGGTCTTCCCCTTGGTTAACAAGTTGCAAAGCAAAGCGCTTTACAGCGTCAGCTTTGATAGCCTCGTCGATATTTGTAGGATTATCAAACCAAGGATTCTCCTGTCCCCATTGCACAGCCGCCTCAGGAATATTGACAGGTTGGGCGTATTGTTGTGGCATTTGTTGCATTGGAGGAGGACCTCTACGAGCAGGAGGAATGTTCGCTGTTTGGCGACGAACCACGTTTAGATCGAGGTTTGCCTGAGCAATCGCTTCACTAATATTTACAACAGCAGTATTATCCCCGTTTTCCATAGCAGAAAGCTGCTGTCTTTTTAGGTCTTGGAGACGCGCTGAAAGGAGACGTTCTGTCGCTTGTGCGCTTTGAGCAGCTTGGCGACGAAGAGCATCTTCGGCAGCAAGGCGCATTCTGCGTTCTTTCTCCGCCTCTTGTCTAGCTAAGTTTTTTTCGTTGGCTAGCTTTTGAATTCGAGTAGCTGCTCGAGATGTACGCTTTTTAAGCTTTTCTTCGTCAGGAATCTTAACCTTTTTAGGAGCTTCTTCGGGCTCTTCATCATCGTCTGTAAATACGACGTTCGGTGTATCATCATCATCGTCATCTTCGCGATCATTTAGATTACTACCTGATTGAATTGTACGACGTGTTTCTTGTGCAGCGTTGACTGCTTCAAGTTCATCTAAGTTAACTTTTCCGGGATTTGCAAGGTCAATCTCTTGGAATCCTCTGTCTTCATTGTCTTCTTTAGCCATCTATTACTCCGTTGGTGGTGTGTAGTCTGGACGCCCAAGGTAGTTCGCCATAGCGTTGAAAGCCTTGGGATCATTGACTTTCATGAGGATTTGGTCGTCGTTGAGAATTGTGAGGTTGATACCTTGGTACATAATTTTCTTGCCAACCATTTTAGCCCAAGATACGTAGTCTCCTACCTTCGGGCAATCTGAGGAACGTCCAAATTTAAGTGTACCGGGTTGGTCTTGGAAAGCAGACGGACCCATAGCGAGGACGCGACCGACATTCGTCAGGTATGCTACGTCTTGCTTCACTTTATCTGGCATGTAGATTGTTTGACCACTCTTTGTTTTAATGTCCCCTGTGGCTTTGACGGGACGGATAAGGACATGATATGTCATCATTTGAGGAAGTACCTTAGGGTCTGGCGTAGATTCGTCAGTGACATCTTGTTCGGTACTTGGGTTCTCTAATCTTCCTAGATCAGCTACCATTGTTTACTCCTTGGTTACGCCTAGTCCTCACGAATGAGGGCTTCGTATGTTGCTGTGGATAATTCAAGGGCTCTTAGTAAGCCGTTGTAATAACCCACACGCTGTTCGCGTTCTGTTGGCGAGATCGACGGATCGTTCACCAACGCGCTCATCATAGCATCTCGTACCTCAGTGCGCAACTCTTTGACTAATTCGCGGTTGGCGTGGATACGAAATTCTTGTTTGAAGATGTCCTCTTGGACACTACTTCGGGTTTCTTGGTTTTCCATCGGTCTTTGCCTTGGCCGATTCCTTACTCATGCGCTCCTTTGAACTATTGTTTTCTCTAGCCTGTTGGACTTGGTGTTGGCGCTCCGCAGCGCTTAGACCTGCTTGGTGACGTCTGTCTTCTGCCTTATCTTGAGCATTAAACATTCTGTCGTATTGCTTTTGACTAGCTTCAAATTGTCTCGAAGCATGCCCTTCACGCGCTTGATGCTGACGTTGTGCGTGTGCTTGGCGTTCTTGGCTCTTTCTTGTTAGAGCTTTATCTATGGTTTGAGCAAACATATTTTGTTGTCCAGTCATAAGTTGACTTTGTGTTTTCAGTAGGTCTGCTTTGAGCTTTTCTTCTTCAAGGCTAAGTCTTTCCCCATCTTGGTCAGCCTTCTGTTGGGCAACGTCGATGTCGTTAAGGACCTTAAGCAGCTTGATACCAAGGTCGGTAGCATCGCTCTTTGCTTCGCGTTCTTCCTTCATATTCGCAGCTTGTGCCTTGAGATACTCGGCTTGTGCAAGGACATGCGCAGGATCTCCGCCTTGTGCTCCAGAAGCTACCATAGCATTCGCTTGGGCAACTTGTTGAGCAACCATCGCTTGGACCTTCTCTTGGGTCTGCGGATCTGAGGCAATGCCAGTAACTTGTACACCTTGTTGTTGAGGCATACCTTGTTGTTGTTGCTGTTGTTGAGCCCCTGCTTGAACCTTCTCTTGGAAGTCCATAAGGGTATGTTCGCGAATGTTTGCTTGGATTGCAGGAACCGCACTCTGGAACATTCCTGAACCACCTTGTGTTGGATCTTGCAGCCACGCCATCTTAAACTGTACGTGTGCCATGTGATCTTGTCCCGGGAATGCCTTGATAGGCGCTCCTGCGTTTGCAGCAATGATATCTTCCATCGGACCGAGAGGTTGTGCTTGCTGGTCCGGAATTAGAATCTCGTCAACGTCCTCGACCCCGAGAGCAATGTAAAAGTCTTTGAGAATCTTCTTGAGGTTGTGGTGCTGCGGGGCCTGAAGAGCGACTTGGACCTTAGTTTGAGCAAGTGAGATTCTATGGGCTTGCGAAGTGATATTTGGGTCTGACGCGGGTACAACATCAATTGTCGCAGGGTCGTAGTCTTGGCGAAGGACATATTGAGAATCTCCTACCACATCATATGGGTAACGATCAGGAAGGTGCTCGAAGTTAAGACGAGCAAGGATCTTGAGTTCCTTCCCTTGTGATCTGTGAGAACGCTTGTGTACGGCTGAGAAGAACTTCACAGATGCTTCTAGGAGCGCCATAGTTGTTCCTACAGGCCCGTAGTTTGACGAGTCTTGGATAACCTGCTCAGTGCTATCTGCGAACTTCTGTGAGGCTGCTGTCAGGTATTCAAGCAGTGTGTACAGCGTAGCCGAAGGTTCTTTGAAAGGAAGAGGCATAAGGCTCTTTTGGATGTCTTGGTTCTGTGTGTTAACTTCGCGGAACTCACCCATTCGGATAGGTTCATCGGAGTTATCCATACGAACACCTTTAGCCTTGAAGCCGCCTTGTAGGTTCGCATACTGTCCAGCATCAACGAGAGAGCGAAGAACAACTGTGAGTGTCTTCTGCATATCTCCCAGAAGGTGAATAAGACCTAAGCCGTGGAAACCAAACCCCGGGACATACTTGTAGTGGGAGAACCACTGCATCATCTGTTTGCGAGGATCGTTTGGTGACCAGTTACGACGGATGCTAAGAACTTGTCCTGAGTCTACATCAACTGTAACGACGTAAGGACGTGTGATACCTTGGTCGATATTGTCAGGAAGAGCTAAGTAAACATGCTGTTCATACAGCGTATAAACACGGTTGTCGTCCAGACTATGCGTCGGTTCAACACCAATGAGTTGCTCTTCTGTTGTAATGATTGTGCGGTCGCCGGGGCCAGTTCCGGGCATCATACCAATGATACTTTGGTCTGGTTCCTTGTACACTCCAGCGAAATATGCGTCTTGCATTTGTGAAGGCGTTCTTTCGAGGATGTGCGTGTAGCGCTCTGCTGTTTCCAGAGACTTGGCATTTTCAGAAACAATGAACTTATCAGGGTGTACGAATTCAGCGAAGGGACGCCCTAATGCTTGGTCCCAGTACATCTTCTTGAAGGCCGAGCCATACAGAGGAAGGTGGAACCCAAGCTTGTCCATTTCTTCAGCGTACTCTGGCATCTCGCAGGTAAGCTGATAATTCATGTGGTTCTTTACACGTTGTGCGCGTTGTTCTTTTTCTTCGTTCTTCTTGCCAATAACTTGTGTATGACAAGGACCCTTTGCAGGGAGCATTTCACTAATAAACTTGCTTTGGAATTTCACCGCGCTCTCAAGAAGCAGCGGGTGAGACGCAGTACACATCCCTTCGTAGCCTTTGCCGAAGTTCGTTTTACCACCGGGATCATTGGGGTTAAGACCAAGTCCTTTAATACCATCGGCTAGAATCATTTCCCAAGCTTGGCGAGATTCTTTGTCAGCTTCACAGGCGTCGATTACTTCGAAGGAAATAACATCTAGTTCACGAGAAAGATCTCCGTCAAAGTAATGCACCAAGTTTTCGTAATGCCCACCTTCGGAAAAAACGTCGTCTTTTAGGAAGTCTGAGAAGATATCTGTGTCGTCAATTTCGACATCCATTCCACCATCGGGCAGAGGAGTTACGCCTTCTTGCTGTGCTCCTTGCATTTGCTTTGTAGCGCCGCTTAGAAGCTGAAGGATGTTGTTATTAGGATCGTTGGGTGAGTCCACTAGTAATTTCCTCTTGGGTTAACTTGGTTCCAATATGTAAAACGGCCACCTCTTGATTTGGGAGCATCTTCGTCGTATGCTTCTTCCTTATCAACGTATTCCGGGTGGCCGACATTGAATGAATCTCTCATCCAAAGTATACCCTGCGTGAGTACGTCTGTCAAGTCGTCGTGCGCTGCAAACGGAAATTGCGTTGCGTTTGTAATCATATCCTGAGCGAACTTTCTTGGTACGATGGTGTTTTCATCGAGTCTTTGTGCTGGAACCCAGATTCTTTTTGCTTCCATGAATGGAGTACATGCGTTTGCACGAGAGATTTTGTCTTTATCCGGGGTATATTCCGTGATAGGCATGCCTCGACGACGCATTTCTTGGATTAGGGACTGTCCAGAGGCTTTCTTTTCGATAACGAAGGTATCTGGCTCGTAAATATCGTTGATTTCACGCATTTTTGCGAGTAGATCGGGGAATTCCCATCGTCCTTCGCCACATTCGAGCAGAATTAGGTTAGAAATCAGATGTTCACGGCCTTCGAGGTCAGCCTCAATGCGACGAAACACGCCGAAAACGCCGTATGCCGAGAAATCTGCGGATTCTTTGGTAGAAAACGCCGTATCTACGCTCACCATGATGTAATTTACCATGGGAGGGTCGTTGTCTGTCCACTTTTGGAACAATTCTTCCTTGAAAATGTTGCCTTCTTCGGGAATTGGGTTCTGCATGTACAGCGCATTCCACGCTGCAATACTCATCGCCTTGTCATTCTTCTTTTCCAGAAGCATATCGTCTGTCCAGAACTGCGGCCAGAAGCTATGCCCCACAGGAAGACCAAGAAGAGCGGCTGAAACTTCGTCAAGGAACGCAGGAATGCTGATGACTTTCCACGGAATCGCAGAAGATTCGTCAGCTTTTAGGAGGAATCCGCTGAGATCGTCGATATGCCAACGTGTATTAACGATGATTTCAGAGCCACCGGGAAGGATACGAGTACGAAGACCACGAGCATACCAACTGTTGACCTTTGGACGCTCTGTTTCGCTGTAAGCTGTTTGTTCGTTAATTACGTCGTCGCAGATTGAGATGTGAGCACGGCGACCAGCAAGGCCCACCCCGACACCACCAGCGAAATAACGTCCACCTGCGGTCGTTTCCCAACGTCCTGCGGCCTTAACGTCCTTCTTGATGATGGTTTCCGGGAAGATTTCTGTGTATTCCGGGGTGTTCATAAGGTCACGAATCTGGCGACCCATGTTATCTTCGGCGAATTGAGTGCTATGCCCAATGTGAATTACGAACCAAGCGGGGTGACGCCCCATGACCCACGAGACGAACAAGTTAAGAATCTTGGATTTCATCGAACCCGGAGGGAGGAATAATTGAAACCTTACACCGAGTCCGTAGTTCGCAGTAATAGGTACATCGGAAGGAGAGGTAAACGAAGTGGTATCTCGAAGACCTCTTTTTAGGACAGTAGATTTAGCAGTATGTCGTTCAATCTTCTGGAGTTCTTCGGCCATCAAACGGATATGCGCACCATCGACGAAAGAACTTTCGAGAATCATTGGAGCCATTAGCTTCACATAGGTGTAGAAATGACTTCGGGATTTCTTCACTAGGACAGATCGAATGAAGATAGAAGCTTTCTTCTTTTCTTCGTAGGACATTCTATCCCAATTAGCTTCCAGTTCTTCTACGATACTTTCTTCGGTAAAACGTAGTCCTAAGTTGAACGTAGTATCTTCCACTAAGTATATCCTTAGTTATTCGTAGTAATTCTTAGTATGTAGTATCTATACTTAGTGTTACTACCACGGGATTCCTAGTTATTACTAGGTATGTTCCTTCGGGGGCTAACGCCTAGTGTACACTAGGAGCGCCGTGTTGTCAAGGCGCCTCACCTTGTTCCGGAGTTAAAGCCTTCAAGGTGTCATACCTTGGGTCTTCCGGCGATCCTTCTCGCATACGCAGGTCGTTCAACATGTCCAGCATCGTCGCAGTAGCTTCATCCACTTGGCCTTCTCTATCAGCTTCTTGTTGTGAACGAATCTCCCTCGCCTTGCCAGCAATCTTAGCATCCACCTTCGAAGTGCCATCGAAGAGTCCTAAGATCTTTCCTAGGTTTTCGGAGGCTTTGTTCGCGGCTCCATAATCTCCTGCTTCCATAGCCTTATCGAAGACATCGCGGAATTTCATGATAACCTCGTTGTCATCTAGAGCGGCAGCCTCCACCCTCTTTAGCATCCCCAGAGCCAGAGCCTTCTGAACCTTCTCGATCTTACGAGTATTCCATGCTACCTGTTCGAGGTTCTCAGCAGTGCTCCCTGCGATTCTCGCGGCATCCGCCCAACTATCTGACTTCAGCCCTGCTTCTACGAATCTTCGTTGGAACGGGGTCAGGTCCGCGAGGGCCGCTCTGTAGTCCGCAGGAATGTCTACTTCCTTGTTATCTCCATAGCCATTCGTTGGCTCTCCGGGTTGCTTTTTCCTAGACATGATCTTAGTGTATCTCCTTTGTAGGATTCTTTGTAGCACTCCCTCCCCTTACGAAGTGTACTACAGTGTGTATATCGTTGTATGGTACCGATAGGACCCGTAGGAGTCCCAAAAGTAAATCACGCAGAGTATAACATAGTATATACCGGGGTGCAAAAAGGAGTCTCTTTGCATACGGGAAAAAGACCCCCGGGTACCCCTAAAAAAATCCTATGTGAACTAGGGGTCCTTTAATAAAGAAATGAAAAACACGGGGATTTTCCACCCCCCTGGTGTCACTTAGATACCACACCGTGACATCTTGGCCACACTATGTTATACCGTGTTATTCCCTAGCTCCGCACCTTATCCTTGTATTAGCTAGGTCTTATCTAAGTGTTTCCTAATGTAAGTCGCCGCTTAACTTTGTGTCCGAAGTGTGCGGTACACTACGGACTAGGCTAGGACGGGGCATGATGTATATTTACCACAGTCAAGGACTAAGTAATTTCCGTGTATTCACTTTTCCGTAGTTTAGCGAAGTGAGGCATCGTGGTGTCATTCCCTTTGCCCCAATTCCCCCTATCCCTTGGGCTTCCTTCGCGGTCCTAGCTATGTTTCCCCCTTTGTTCCCTTTGTGTTCCCTTTGTGTTCGATCACGTCTTTGTGATTGCTGCCTTTGTTAATCTATGAGTGACACGCCGAGGGGGCGTAGTGTAATCTTTCCCTTGTCCATTGGGACTTCCCCCTTGGGCCTTTGTGAGGAGTGAATGGTATGTCTTTTGCAGAGATGTTTCGGAGTAAAGATATCCCGAAGGTGTCGCTTGATGCGGTACGGTGGAAGGATGGAAGTGTCATCGACTACTTAGTAGTGATGAACATGCCAAACGGAGATTGCGTCTTAGTGCAGTCTTTCCCCGCGAAATTTCCCCATGCCAAACATGACGCGACGCAATACGCCGATGCCTTCCAATCGGGCCTTATCAATGGTTCATGGCAAGTTATCTCCTGGATCACTCGCAATGAAAGGAACCAAGCTAATGTCTAATCGTTCTAATGCTGCAAAGGCTTTCCCCCGCGCGAAGGGATGGAGAGCGACACTTCGTGAAGCCGCGCCTAGCGTAGTTGCGCGGAGTGCTTCCGGTACCGGAGTGCAGGACTGCACACTTGTCTATACGGGAAACGGCGGAAGCGGGTTTAAGCCTTGGGCACAGTCTCAAGCACTA